ACGACCATCAGCACACCGACCTCAGCGAGCTGAATCAGCCACGCCGGCTCACGGAGCAGACCGCGCAGCCCGGTCACTTCGCGCTCACCGGCTTCACAGCACCAGTACCGCGGGCGACACCGGAGTCAGCGAGCGCCTTCTGAGCCAGCACCACGCTGTCATAGGTGCCGACAGTCGAGCCGTCCGGCTTGATCGCGGACCACTTCACACGATTCGACTTCCCGCAATTGCACGCCACTAGGCCGCCCTCTTCTCTCGGGCCACTGCCCGCTCTCGATGACACACCGCGCAACCGCGGCGGTTGCCGTTGCCGTCCCACCGCTGATTCGCCGGGTCGGTCAGATCATGACGGCCCGAGCGGCACGTCGTGAGCCGCGCACGGCGCATGTTCTCAGCGTGCGTGACCGGTTCTAGATGCTCCGGGTTGATGCACGCTTCGCTGACACAGCCGGCGGCGCGCACGTGGTCGACGTCATGCTCGTCCGGGATCGGTCCGACGGTGGTCTCGTAGATCCACCGATGCACGTACACCAGCGGATCAGACGGCCTCGTGCCCGGCCGGAATTGACCGTAACCGCGCACGTTCTTCCCGGTGAACACGAGACAGTCGCCGACCCACTCGCACCGCGCGAGCAGTCGATCGAACGGATCCGCGGCACCCATGCTCAGCCTCCGATCCGTGCCGCTGCTGCGGCGATCCTGCGCTGACGCTGCTGCGCCGCGCTCTGCTCGACCCGGGCGGCGGCGGCCGTCAGCCGGTCGTCGCGCTTGATCCGTGCCATGACGCGTTCCGCGATCGTCTCCGCCAGCTCGTCGGCGGTGAGGTCCCGCGCGAGGGGTACGACGACACCGGACGCGACGAGCGCGGTCTGCACCGCACCGGACGCGGCCATGCTGACCCGCGGGATCGGGAACCCGGGAACGTTCACGGCGAGAGCGGCGACCAGCTCAAGGTTGCCGCCGATCCGGCGCCAGTCACCGGACAGCGCACCGGCTGCACGGATCGTGTCGATCTGCTCCGGGGTGGTGTTCGGTGCGACACGGCCAGCGATCCAGATGCCGTGCGTGTCGTCGCCGGCGCCGACACGCGCCCAGATCGTGCCGGTGTTGTCGTAGTGCGCTGCCGCCGGCAACGCACCGAGCGACGGCGCGGCGTGACCGGTGCTCATCGTGAGCACACCAGTCGCGATCAGACCCTGATCGGTCTCGGTCTCACCCTTGAGGAAGTGCGCGTAGCCGGTCGCGGACCGGGGCGGGGTGACACAGCGGCCCTCGACACCGATGTGGCAGGTGCCCCACGATGCGACGTGACCGAACACGCGACCGTCGGGGGTGACCGTCACCGGTGTCGGTCCGTCGAGCTGCGGGTCGGTGAAATCCGACAGCGGCGGCAGCGGCGGAGCAGCGGGCAGGTCGAGTGTGGTCGCGGCGGCGACGAGCGCGGCGACGACCTCATCGTCAGCAGGCGGCTCGACCGGCTCATCCTCGGCCGGTTCGGGTGCAGTCTCGGCGTCGGCCCATGTGCCGTTCGCGACGAACACGCTCTCCGGGTTGTCGACCGGCGCGAACGCGGGCACCCGGCACAGCGCAGCGGACCGGATCCGGCCGCGGGTGGTGACCCACAGCAGCCCTTCCTCGTCACCCCACACTTCCATCGGGTCCAGCTCGTTGCCCTCGGCGTCGATCATCACGCCGTCAACGTCATCGATGTCGACACTGATGCCGCGGAGGAACTGGCCGCCAACCAGCCGGCGGGTCTCCCAGCCGATGCCGTCGGTGTCCCACGTGCCTTCGTAGCGGATCAGGTTGCCGACGCGTTCCATCGTGTCGATCCGGCCGCAGATCACGGACCCGTCGTGACCGGGTGCGTCTTCGACCTGCCAGCCGACGGGCAGAGGCAGCAGTCCGTCCCACTCGACCGAGCCGGGTGCGAACGCACGACCGTCGCCGGTCTGCACGTTCTCGACCATGCAGACGCCGTGGAACCGGTCCTCGGCCGCGTCATCTTCGGGAGTGTCGAGACTGATCGCGGGCACCGCGTCGCCGGCGTCGTTGGTCTGCGGTCGTACAGCGGGCACCGGGTCACCGGCAGCTGCAGCGAGAGCGTCGTCGGGCATGGTGTCTTCCTCCGTGGTGTCGCTGCTGGTCAGCGGGTACTCGGTCCGATCGTCGCCGATCCACACGGCGAGACGGTCGAACCGGATCGAGTCGAGCGCGTCGGCGGCTTCGGTCCACGCCAGCTCGTCGGAGTCAGACTCCGGGTAGCCGAGCGTGACGTGCGGCGTGAACTTCGGCCACTGCTTGACCGACTCGTACGGCTCGATCACAGCGTCGTACGACAGCAGTGCTGAGCGCAGCGTTTCCAGTGAGCTGTCACCGGTGACGAGCTTGACGACCAGCGCCTGCGGGTCGTCGTCACCGAGCCGCTCGACCGACGTCGTGTCCTGATCGAACGGCTCAGGCTGGTCAGTCGAGATCAGCAGTTCAACGCTCTCGCGGATCCCGGCAGCGACCGCAGCAGGATCGGCGTGATCGGACGTGTGTCCGAACCACAGCAGCGTCGCGTGCTTGTCTTCCGGGCCGATGCCGTGCACCGGGTCATCAGCGGCCGGCAGAGCGACGATCACGATGCCGTCGTTCCCCTCAACCTCGGGGCTGTCCGTCGCGAGCTGCTGCTGCGTCATCGTGGTGTCCTCTCGTGCGCCGGAGGCGAACAGATCGGGGCGGCCGGGGTAGTCCGGATCACCGGGGTAGTGGTACAGCGTCGTGCATCTGCAGTTGATCGTTTCCTCAGCCGGTCCGGCGTCGTCGCCGGCGTACAGCAGTCCGTTGTCGAACGGGGTGTCCATGCCGATGACGAACTGGCGGTCCAGCCCGGCGTGCGTCTCGCGGGTGCGGCCGTCGCCGGTCGCGAGCCACTCCTTGACGATGAGCGACTCGTTCACACCGAGCACGCTCGCGGTCGCGCGAGCGGAGCCGTGCGCGCCGGTGTTGTTCGCGCCGATTGTCTCCGTGCGGGCGATCGTCACCGCACGGTTCTTCCACCGGTCAGCGCCGGCACCGAGCAGCAGCCCGTCGACTCGCTTCGCTAGCTCGCTGATGCTCTCGTGCGCCTCTCGGCCGGCAGCGAGTTCCAGCCGGATCGAGTCGAACACTTCGTCAGCGACACCGACCAGCTGGTTGGTGCGGCTCTCGATGTAGCGGATCGCGTAGACGTTCGGGTCGATCTTGCCGCGTGCGGCGGCGTTGAACGCACCGGTGAACACATCCCCGATCATCGGGAGCACGTCGGCGGCGACGATGCTGCGCCACTCCGGCATCCGTGAGTCGAGCACCGCGGCGTCGTAGTTGCCGGTCGCGAGCGCGGCGGTCGAGATCTTGAACAGCCGGTTGAGTGCCCGGCGTACGGTCGCGTTCAGCCGCCGCTCGTCACGGATGACACGCGCAGAGTTGCGCCAGAGCTTCCCGAGATGCGGGTCGACCGGGTTAGGCGGCATCGGTCGTCCCGGGGATCAGCGGCGTCAGGTGCGCGAGCAGTGTGTGCGGGTCGTGCTGCTGTCCGGCGGTGAGCCGGTCGCGTACGTACCGGTCGCACGCCGTGGTCAGCTCTCCGGTGTCGACGCCGGAGAGCGCGGCGACGCGTTCGATGTGGGTCCACGCGCCGGTGAGCGCGGCGGCTAGATCGCCCTCGGGTACGGGTCCGATCTTCGCGGCTTTGCTGCGGTTGTTCAGCCGGTTGTTCGCGCGTTCCAGCGCACGCAGACAGCACTGCTCAGCGCCGACGAGCAGTGTGATCGCCTGCACCGGGTTGCCGCCGGCGACCATCGCGGGCGGCTCACGCGGCGCCTCGATCGCCGGTGTCGGCGGTGAGCCGGGACCGGGCAGCACCGTCGCGTCGGTCTCAGTCTCAGCGTCGACCTCAGACGGCTTCGGTTGGATCGTCACACCGAGCGCAGCGAGCGCAGCAGCGGTGAGGTCCGCAGTCGTCACACCGCTGGCGACGTTCATCAGCAACCGCCGCCGGTACTCCTCACTCGCCGGGTCGAGCGCGTCGGAGTCATCGAACCCCTGCTCACGCAACCGTGCAGCGTCGGTGATCAGCAGATCTCTGTGCAGCTCCGACGCTTCTGTGGAGTGCGACGGCCGCTGCCGCAGCGCGGACGTGTCGCCCTCGATGACGTACGACGACGGATCCGCCACGCCGGCGTCGACCAGCGCGGGCCACAGGTACTCGGTGGTGAGCGCGGACGTGATCAGCTCGACCAGCGGCTCGACGTGCAGCTTGATCGCTTCCTCGGTGATCAGCCACGCGTTCCAGTGGTTCACGTCGGAGACACCCAGCAGTACCTCCGGGGGGATGTCGAGCGCGAGCGCGAGCCGGCGGATCGCTTCGTTCCGCAGTTCGCGTGCCTCAGCGTCGAGGTCGCTGGTGAACTTGATGTGTTGGATGTTCCCGAGGATCGCGCCGGGTGCCTTGATGATCATCGGCACGACCGCGGACGCGTTGCCGCGGTCACCGATCGGGGTCGTCATCGCGGTGATCAGCTCCGCGAGGAACTCGTCAGTCTCACCGTCACCGGCCGGTTCCTCATCCGACGACGGGCTGCTGAACGTCATCTCAGACGGCACCGCGAGGATCCCGGCGCCGGCGAGACGGCTGTCGATGTTCGCCGCGACGTGCTGCGTGAGTCCGACCAGCTCGCGGAGGATCGGCAGCGCCGCCCGGACGGGGCTGTTCGCCTCAACCCACTTCGCGGGGTGTGAGCGCCAGATCCGGAGCACGAACGCCTCAGCTGGACCGTGGTCATCGGTCGTTGCTTTGTACCGCTCGACGTTGCCGTCGCCGCGGTCGATCTCCCAGCGGCTGCCGACACGCTTGACCTCTTGGTTCGACAGCACCCGCCACCAGTCACGGAGCCGCCCGGCGTCGGGGTTCATCGGCACGCCGACTAGCCAGCCCTCGCCGGGGATCGTGAAGTGCACACCGAGCGACCCCATCATCTGAGACTGTCCGGTGGGGCCGTCGAACAGCGCGTCGAGAGTCACGACCGGTTCGCCGGTGGTGATGTCGACCCGGCCGCCGGGAGTGTTCTGCTTCACGCCGAGCGTGACGCGTGACAGTGCGTTGCCGATCCACTGAGCGGACGCCGCCAGCTCGCCGACCTGATCGAACATCGTCCACGCTTCGGTCTGCCATTCCTGCGCGGTGTTGCTGCGCGGCATGTTCCGTTTCCCGGACACGCGAGCTGCTGACGCGACGACGCTGTTCGGTCCGGTCGGCTTGTCCGGTACGACAGCGACGGCCTTGGTTCGCGGCATCAGCGGTTCCTCTCGACGGTCGTCACACCGCTGAGAGTAGGCGTGTGATCTGCTAGGACGCACGCGCCACGCGAAAGACACGCACCGATCTGCTAGCACTCCGCTCAGTACGGGGACCGCCCCGACAGCTCACGCGCATGGGGTCGCGGGCTGCCGGGGCGGCGCAGTGCACATTACTCCGTGACGGGGAGACCCCCGCGGGGAGCGGTGTGCCCGGTACCGCATTGACCGGGTCCGCGTCACCCGCGGGGGCAACGGGACCGCACGACCACGGTCCCGCTTCGCCGGCGGTGAGATCCACATAGAGACCGCCGGCGCCGTTCTACTTCCGACGCTGCCGCCGGTTCCCGCCGGACGCCGACAGCGCACGGTGGATGCGTTTCCGGAGTGCGACGGAGCTGTGTCCGACGTGCCACGCACCGCACGGACACCGGTATGCCTGCAGATCAGGGTTGCCGCGGCCCGCTGCGGTCAGCGATGTGATCGCGGTGAGAGCTGCACCGCGGCTCTTGTGCGGCACTTTCTCCGGCCGCGGGCACGCGGTCATGCTGACCGCCACGCGCTCTCGGCGATGAATCCGTGCGTGCCGCAGTCGTTGCACAAGATCGACGGTGACACGCTGATCATCAGCCCGAGACCCGGCGTCGTGATATCGCGAGCTGTCACACGGACGTCGTGACCGGGCGACAGAGACGGCGCGCAGATGATCACACCCCGCGCGCCGCGGTCACACCGGTGATGAAACCGGACGCGGCCGTCGCTGTAGCCGAGCAGCGCGCAGTCGTCCAACCCGTCGATGTTGAACCGCCACACCCAGAGTGTGTCGTAGATGACCGCGAGCACGTCGGGGTCGTGTGTGGCGGTCACCGGTCACTCCTCCGGAGGTTCGTCGCGGAGCACGATCATCGCAGCGACGTAGCTGACCGCAGCCCACACGTTCACGACCCACCACGCATCGGCCCACCAGCCGTCAGCGACCAGATACCACGCGAGGTCCACGGCGGCGGCGTACGGCGCGAAGCAGAACGGGCATGTGAGCAGCGGCGACCAGCCGGTGAGCCACCGGTGCCGGTCACGTGCGCTCTGCTTGCCGTCCGTCTCAGTCCACACCAGCCACCGGTCGCGGAGCCACTGCATCGGTGGGTACGCGTCGTGCACCACCAGCCGGGCGGCGCGGCCGACAGCGATCGAACCGATGACGAACGCGACCGTGTGGATCAGCAGCTCGTACGGCGTCATCAGACGTACGCCTCAGCGAGCACGGGAGCCGTCTCAGAGTGCGCCCGCTGGTTCCGCGGTGCCGCGTTCGGCCGTGCGCGTGCGACGTCGTGACAGCCGCCGCAGCGGCCGTCCTGCGTGGCGTCACGCTGATCACGTGCCGGCTGATGCTGACAATCAGGGCAGATCTTCACGGTGATGTCCTCTCAGAGCGGGTTGCTAGCAGGTTAGAACAGGTCGGGCTGCTCGACGCTGCGACTCCACGCGAGCACATTCGGCAGATTCACGTCGGGACCGAACCGCAGATACGTGCCGTCTGCTGTCGAGCAGCCGAGTCGCATCGCGTACACGTAGCGGCGGTGTGAGTTGACGCGCCCGCAGTGCACCGGCACGCCGCGCTCGACAGCAGACGTTGCCCACCGTGCGGCTTCCGGGCCGAGCTTCCACTGATCGGTGCCACCGAGGAACAGCACATCGAAGTCGCCCCACGGTAGTTCGGTGAGACCGTCCTGACCGACGTATGCGACCGGGAAGCCGAGACCACGGATCCGGTCGAGCCACGGCCGCGAGCGCTCCCACGTCGCGGCGGCGTCAGCTACAACATCCGGAGCTGTCGCGAACAGACACGTGCCGGCGTGCTCGGTCTGCCGCTGCAGCCACGCCCACCATTCGTCGGCTTTCCAGCTCGCGGTGAAAGCGCCGTTGTCTGCCGCCCACGGACCGCCGGCAGCGTGCACGGTGGCGACAGCTGTGCGGTTCCGTTGACGCGGCTGATCGAGTAGCCCGATCTTCCCGGCGCACATCGCGGCGATGATCTTGTCCGAGGCGCACGGGTTGCCGAGATACAGCACGGCGGCCTATGCAGCGGCGAGTTCGCGCCGCGACCGGACGGTGACAGCAACCCACACCGCGAGCGGCAGCAGCGTCGCCCACAGCACCTTCGCGACGAACTGGCCGGTGACGGCCTGCCACGTCAGCGGGAACCCGGCGATCGTGAGGAACAGCACGGTGTCGACCGGCGCTGACACGACGTTGCTGATCAGCGCGGAGCCAGCGAAGCCGATCCGGTCACGCAGCGGAGTGAACACAGCGAGGTCGACCAGCTCGGCGGCGGTGAACGCGACAGTCGACGCGACAGCGAGAGCGGGACTGGCGAGCAGCCACGACAGCACGCCGGCGACGGCGATGCAGCCGAGCACGAACCAGATGCCGGCGTACCGGTGCACGAAGTCGCGTGCGAGCAGCGCGGCGCCGGCAGCGTAGGTGCCGGCGGTGACCATAAGTCCGAACCCGGCGGTGACGAGACCGAGCCGGTCGGTGAGCACGTTCGCGAGAACGACGGCGGTGATGTAGCTGACGGTGGCGAGTGCGGCGGCGGTGCGGTTCATGGTGTTCTCCTGATAGGCGGGTTGGGTGAGCGGAGTCTAGCGGTCGATCGTCAGGCGCGGAGCCACTCGATGCAGTCGCTGCAGGTAATGAGCGGCCGGTCGTACGTGCCGTAATGCTCGGACAGTTCGAGCGCACCGTGGTCGACGGACAGCCACCACGCGTCGTCGCCGTCCGGACCTGCTGCGCCGCGCTGGTGTGCGGCGGCGTCCCAGCACAGCGGCATCTGGAACACGTAACCGGGAGCGCCGCACAGCGTGCGTGTCAGATAGTGCACGAACGTGTTGCGCCGCAGTTCCGCAGCACGGGCGATCGTCGGCGGGATGATCCGGCTGTCGAGCGTGATGATGATCCCGACGCTCATCGTGACCGCTGCAGCTCGTGTCGGCGGCACGGACACGGGCCGGTGTCGCCCTTCGTGCTGGTCCGGATCTCGGCACTGCACGCGGTGGTGTGTGGCTTGTGTCCGCACCAGCTGCATGAGCCGGGTGGGATGAACCGCGGCGCGGTCTCAGTCTCGCTCACGGCTCCGCCAGAATCTTGAGACAGTCGACGCACGTCACGTCAGCATCGACACGCGACGCCGTGAACTGACCGTCGCGGTCCTGATCCCAGCACAGCGGGTAGCCGTCATGGAAGTGCGCGACGTGCACGATCACAACCTCCGGGTAGTGCCGTGCGTACGCCGCACCGCGGTCCGGGTCGGGGTCACGGAGGAAGTCGGCGAACCGGAGGATCTCGGCGCGGTCACCGTCGCTGATGCCGGGACCGGGACACCGCCAGATCACCGGGGTCAGCCGTCCTGTGCGTTGACGCGGAGGTACTGCGCCCGCTCGTCGCTGATGATCTGCATACGACCAGAGCGGCGGATGATCACCGACGGGCCGGGATAGGGCCGGTACAGCGTCGCGTCCCACACGCACGGCAGAGCGGAGTACGAGCCGCCGCGGGGATCCTGGCAGATGTTGATGCGGTCGACCAGCGGCCCGTGCGGGACAGCTGCAGCGGGCGCGGCCGGTGTGAGCGCGGTGACGGTGAGCAGCGCGGCGGCTGCGGTGATGATCTTCATGGTGATGCTCCTGTTCAGTGGCGGGTTGAGTGTTGAGATTAGCGCCGGCGGGTCACCAGCGCCGGAGAGCAGCGCGGAGCAGCCCGATCGCTGCACGGATCGCTCGTCTGCGGTTGAGTAGCACGAAGTCGCCGTCAAGCCGGTCGGGGTCGTGGTGATGCATCGAGATCCGGACCGTTGACCGTCCGGTTCTCGTGATCCCGATGCCGCTGCGGCTGTGCTCGGTCATCGCCGATCCTCGACTGCGATCGCGATGCACGCAGCGGCGATGACGGCGGCGATGAACCACACGAACGGCGACTCAGCGAGCGCCCGGATCACGGTGATCACGTTCGGTCGCTCTCAGCGAGCAGGGTGTCGAGCAGTCGGCGTCGGCGCTGACCGAACGACCGCGCGAGACCGGGATCGGTGTGCTTGGTCCGCGCATTGCGGAGAAGATCGGCAGCCTCGCGCTCACGGCGGATGATCTCGGCGTCGATCAGACCGCGCTGCGCACGGAGGTCGACGGATCGCTCGCCGAACGACTGAGCCTCCCACGCGTGGATGCGGTGCGTGAGCTGATACGCCTTCCGGAGTAGGTCGGCGGTGCTGGTCGCGGCGAGCGCGGCCTGTGCTTCCGGGGTGATCGCGGTGGTCATCGGCGCTCCTGTGTCGGCGGGTTGAATGTGGTCGAACAGATCCGGCGGTGCCGGCTGATCCGGGTCAAGCCGGACTGACCGCTGACGGTCAGGCACCGCAGCGGGTGCAGGTCGGTCGGATGCTCTGATCAGCTGACCGGCGGAGCGCGACGCGGGTGCCGCAGAGCGTCATGCCGCGGTCGCCGGCGTGAACGACTCCGGTCGACGCGGTGATCAGACGCTCAGAGAACAGCGTGGTCCAGATCGCCGGGTCTGTCTGAGTGGCGGTCTCGGTGTTCATCTTGTTCTCCTTGGTGCGGCGGGTTGATAGGTCCATACTAGACCGCGCCGAGCATTCCTGTCTAGCGTTTCGCGGGTCCGGGTTCAGCGGCCGGGGATCCGGCGTTTCGCAGCGGAGCCGGCCGACGAACTGCGTGCGCTGATCAGCAGCCACGTCGCAGCGTGCACATGCGCATCGAGCCGGTTCGGTGACTCTTTCGTCTCCGCCTCGACCCACGCGGTCTGCTCGGACTCCAGCTCGGGGAAGTAGCCGACGTGATGCCAGCGGCTCTGTTGGTACAGCGCGACGATCGGCTCTGCGCGGAGTTTCTTACCGACCTTCGTCGGCACCGGGAAGATCGGTGGGCACACGATCCCCATGCCCTCAGCCGCGGACTCGATGACGCGGCTGATGTTGTCACCGCCGTAGGTCAGCTCGACGGCGAGTCCGATCGCGCCGTAGTCGGTGACCGCTTGGATCGCACGCCGTGCCCACGTGTCAGGTCCGGCTGCGATCGACAGATCCGCGAGGGTGTAGCCGTGGTTGCCGATCGCACCGTTCACGACGATCCCGGCCTCGGTGCGGCCGCCGGGCGGGTCGACACCGACAATGACACGCTGCATCAGATGCCGGACGTGCGGCAGCGGCGTGTCCGGGTTGTGTGACCGCCAGCCGTACTCCTCGATCCGCACACGGGTGTTCTCGATGCCGGGCCGGTCGTCACGGTTCGGTTCACCGTCAACGAGATCCGGGCGGTGTGCGACCCACAGCGCGCCCTCAATGTCCTGCAGTTCCTCGGCGTCCAACTCCTGTCGTCCGAGGGTGGTGCCGCCGAACCGTTCCTCCCACACGCGGCGTACGTCGGCCGGCAGCCGGTGAGCGTCACGTGTGCGGCCCTTCGTGATGACCGTCGCACGGTTCTTGACCTCAACCATCTCGGGGCGGTTCTTCGGGGTGCTCGTGATCACGTAGTGCGCGTGGTTGCCGACGCGGAGACCGAACGCGCTGATGTCGAGCACCTCACGGAGCCGACGGATCGCGGCTGCTTCCTCGACCCACACAAGACAGTTTCCGACGAGCACGCCATCTGCGTAGAACTCGTGGTGCCCCTCAACCGCGAGGTCGTACACCGTCACGTGCAGCGTAGGCGGCGCGACTGCGACACGGCGGGGAACAGGTCCGGGCCGGTGACCGGCGGGCTGTGGTGAACGTCGCGCCGCACACGCTGCACAGCCGCTGCTCGTGTGCTCGTGACGGGGCGCCGGCGTCACGGCACTGCGGTGAGCAGAACCGGGGGACGGTGCTCGACCGGAGCGCGGTCCAGTTGACGCCGCAGACGACGCACGTCGCGAGCTTCGGAGTGCGAGCTGCGACTGACGCGTGACCGCCGGCGACGTGCCATTCACGGTCGTGTGGTCCGTGCGCGTCTCGGTGTGCGTCAGGGTCGAGAGCGATGAGGTTGCCGGCGATGTTGTTGCTGGGATCGAAGTCGTCGTGATGAACGTGCCAGCCGTCGGGGATCGGTCCGACCTCACGCTCATAGACGTACCGGTGGAGCAGTCCGTGTCTGCTGTTCGACCAGTAGCCGCTGTCTCGTTCGTACCACGTGATGCCGTCGTACTCGACTCGTCGTGCTTCGCCCACATGAGCACGTTACCGTCACCGGTGTCAGCACGGCTGAACGTTCCGTCAGGACGCGCCACCGGATGATCTCCGGTGAGCCACAGCGGACCGAGCCGCATCACCGGCCGCACGCCGGCCGGCTCTGCGCGTACGACGGTTCGGAGTCCAGTGCGTGTCCACACGCGGTCACCGACACGGACGTTCTCAACGCGACGGCGGCCGTGCTCGGTTGCGATCAGTGTGCCCTGCGCTACGCACGTGTTCCCGGCAGCTCTGAGTCGTTCGACGTCGTCCGGTGAGTGGCCGCCGACGACGCGAGCGCGTGCACGGTTCGGCCAGCGGACCAGGGTGCCTTCCTTCGTGGTCACGAGCTTCACGTCAGGGTTGATGGTCTGCAGTCCGGATGGTCCGGTGACACACGAGTCAACGGCGTCCGGCTGTGTCGGGGCGATGATCACGATGCGGTGACCGCCGGGGAGCCGCGGGTCGCACGGTGGACCTTCGGCGTGCTCGTTGACGTACCGTGCGGCTTCCTCGGTTTTGCCGGTGCCTCGGCCGCCGTAGCCGAGCCATGCGCCCTGTGCGGGGATCGGGACCGCGGGGAGTTGGTAGCAGCGTTCGTCACAGACTCCGGGTGCACGCTGAGACACCCAGCCGTCGGGGTGTAGATGTGGGTGTTGCCACGGGTATGGTTCCCAGCGTTGTGCACGGAGCCGGTTGATCCGGCGGGTGATCTGCTCAGCGAGCGCGACCGCTTCGGCATCGGAGCCGACGAGCGCGGCAGCGGCTCGTGCGTCGGTGATGATCCGCGTCGCGGCGTCCGGTGTGAGCGTCATCTGTCCTTCCCAGCACGGTCGGACCCACGGCCAGTAGACGGTCACGTCAGCGTCGAGCGCGAACCGTTCGACCTCGCGATCTGGCACGCCGGGTCGGATGAGCGTCGGCGGCGGTTCGGCCGGGGTCACCAGCGCATCCCGAGCGCGCGGCGGTAGCAGACGACGGCGTCGCGGCGGCTGCAGAGCGGCAGCGGTGACAGCGGACCCCACTGCCACCAGCGCCGGGGGTTCAGCTGGTGACCGCACGCAGCACAGCGTCTACTCATCTTCGGCCTCGTCCTCGTCAGCTGGTTCGTCGGTGACGGCGGTGACCTCACCGAGCACGGTGTCTTCCAGCAGCGACAGAGCCTGCTCGACCATCGCCCGCGCCGCGTCAGAGACCTCGATCTTGATGGGTGCGTTCAGTCCGTTGAGCTGTCGTGACGCGGATGCGATCCGGGTGATCGTGTCGTTCGCGCGGAGCTTCACGAGCGGTGACGCGTCCGGGTCACCCATGATCGCGGCAGCGGCGGCGAGCTGCAGCCGGTGTGTCTCGTTCCACGTTGCGCGCATCAGCTCGGTGGTCTCTGCGAGCTGGTCGGCGGCGTACCGCTCAACGAGCAGACGGCTGCCGGACCGGTCAGCGAAGCCTTGCCGTTCGCTGATCTTGACCCACGACAGACCCATGGCGCGGAGCCGCATCGCTTCGGACGCGCGGAGCATCGCGTTGATCTTGTCCGGTGTGCCGTGGCTCTCTGACGCCGGCGGTACGAAGTCCTCGGGGCGGGCTGGCTCGCTCATCGTGCCGTGTCCTGCTGTGCGGTGTTCCAGCCGCCGTCAGCAGACTCCCACCCGGAGTAGAGCCGACCTAGCTCGGCGCGGTCAGCATCAGCGTCGAGGTCATCGACGGTCGAGAGCCGGTAGGTGCGGAACACGTTGCCGGGTGACCAGTCCCGCACCCAGGGCAGACCATCGAGGAGCGCGTAAAGCTTGGCCTTGGTTCCGGTATCGACGGTGACGGTGATGCGCTCTGTGTCGGCGTTAATATTCAGCGGGTCGGAGATGTCATTCACCGGGTCGCCGGTGCCGGCGGCGGCGTTCTCCACGAAGTCGAGGTTCGCGATGACACGCTCTAGGTCTGCGAGGTCATCAGGGTGGAAGCCAGCGAGTGCTAGCAGTTCGTCGGATTCAGCGAGTGGTGCTAGCAGTTCGTACAGGTCACGGTCGTCGTAGCCGCCGGCGTCGTGAGTCTTGTTGTCACGCGCGACGATCGCCGCACCGCGGGTGTCGTCAACGTCCATCACCACGCGGGGGATGCGTGTCGCGCCGAGGTCGAGCAGCCCCTGCTTGCGGCCGTGTCCGAGCAGCAGCCGGCCGCTGCTGGACTGCGTGACAACTCCGGCGTACAGCCCGTGGTCACGGATGCTGCCGGTGATCTGCTCTTGGTCGTGTCGTCGTGGGTTGCCGGGCCAGTCGTGCACGGTGTCGATCAGTACGAGCTGTGGTTCTAGTTCGGGGATACACCACGCGTCGCCGCCGAGATGGACCGTGCAGCCCGGTGGCTGTGGGGTGGTCTCTTGGGCTGTCATCGGTCGTCCTCGGTCGGCGTGGGATATCTGATGCCGCCGCGGGGAGCGCGGAGGTTGCTGCCGTCTCGGCCGGGGTCGATACCGACCGTCATCATCATCATCATCCGGGTCTTGCAGTCCGGGCACATCGGTTCGGGTTCCGGGAGGTCGTAGACGGCCTCCGCGGGTGCACACCATCCTCCGGCAGTGACGAGCGACGGCGGCGGGTCAGTGGGGATCGGTCGGCCGCAGCCGCAGACGGTCGCGTCGTTGTCGGTCATGAGTGTGTGTCTCCGGTGGGTGCGAAGCCGACGGGTGGGGGTGGTGTCCAGTCGTCGGGCGGCGGTTCGGTGGCGGTCCGTTCGGGGCCGGTGACACGCTCGATGCTCGTGTCAGTCGGTGTCCAGCGCAGCGCGGGGATCGAGGGCAGTGGGTTCATGGCGTCTCGGAGCGGCCGCGGGGGTGTGCTTTCTCATCGAGCACGATGTCGGTGGGCGGGTCGAGGTCGCTGAGTGCCCCGCCGGGGTAGTCGTGACGGATGCTCTCAGCGGTGGTGTCGTCAGTGACCGCGATCCGCTCGTACGTCGTGGTGAACGGCTCGGGGACTGTCGGTCGTTCGTTGCATGCGATTCCGGCGTTTCCCCACATCACCGCTTCGCGGATCCGTGAGAGAGCTGTTGAGCGTTCCGGGCCGGAGGGGACGGTCGCGGCGAGCACAGTGGCGAATGCGCGGCCGGCGGCGCGGAGTTCGGCGTATCGGGCTACCTGATCGCCGTGCGGGGGGTGGTAGGTGAACAGGTTGTCGAGGTCGAGGCTGCCGCCGGGGCCGGGCTGGTTTGTTGTCATGTGCGGATGCTAGCAACTCGCGAGCATGTTCGGTGGCTGCTAGCGGGTGTGCCGCTCGGCGGTCTGCTGCACAGCACGCATCAGAGCAGCTACCTGTCGAGCGGCGAGCGGTAATGCATCGGTCGGTCGGTTGTCAGCCTTGACTCGCGAGCGGAGCGCGATGCTGTCGCCGTCTCTCGCCTCGATGAGACCCCAGCCGCGCGGCAGTGAACTCACCGGCACGACGTTCGCTGGCGCGAGCACGTACCAGCGGGCGCAGTGACGGCGCCACGGGTACGACTTCACGTAGGGCACGTTCAGCAGGTCGGCGCTGTCGGGATCGTGCCAAGTGCCGCCGGTCAGCTCTCGTCGCCAGTCGGAGCGGGTGCACTTCACTTCGTAGCCCTCTAGTTGCCAGCCGCCGCTACCCCAGGTATCGACGGCGATCGCGTCCGCGATGTGCCGGCCGAACGTCGGGTCGAACCGCACTTGCTCGGCCATGACGTACCGGCGGGTCTCACCGTTCAGCCGAGCTGAGAGCCGACGCCACAGCGCATCGAGTAGATCCCGCTCGGTCACGCGCTGCGGCGATCTGAGCGCCGTTCAGCGTCGCGGTCGACCGGAGCACCGCCGGCACCCTGGTCGGCCGCGAGAGACTGGCCGCTGCGCTCGGTGTGAGCCGTCACGCGTCGTCGTCTAGTTCGGGGAGCGGATCGTCCTCGGCCGGCGGTTGCAGGTCCGGGTCGCCGGCGAAGTGATCGCGCCGGCGCACATGCTCGGCGTGCTCGGCACGGAGCTTCGTCAGCTCGCTCTCATGCTCAGCGATCTTCGCGGCGATTCGGTCAACAGCTCGGGTCGCTACGTCGAGCCGCTCCTGCGCACGCTGCTGCGGTGTCTTCCGCTGCCGCGTCATCGCGCGCACCGGCGTCCGTGGATCACGACGAGCCGGTGGTCCTTGCCCGGCATCGGGATCACGCGTGTGTCGAGCACGATCACGTTGTCGTTGACCCAGCCGTGGTCGAGGATACGGCGGTGAAACGTCGGATCGTCCACGACCTGCGTGAGACCGGCGGCACGGAGCGGCTTCACGAGCGGACTGCTCGGGATCGTGTTCAGGTCCCCGACGATCCGGACCGGAGCGGCCGGGCGGCGGTTGTCGTACCAGCCGACCAGCCCGTTCATCTGCCGGGCGTACGCCGCGCGGATCTTGACGCGCTCGGCGCCCTTGCTGGTGTCGGGGTGCGCCGGCATGTGTGTCGTCGCCTCGACCCAGCCGCCGTCCATCCGGACCCAGCTCACACCCTTGTCCTTGCTGGTGACTCCCGGGGTGCGGGGCAGCAGCACCCGGTACCCGGCGTGCCGGGGTTTCGCGCTCGTGAGGATCGGCACCGCGCCGCCGCCGGGGCCGGCGGGTACGAACAGATGCAGGTCACGGCGGTCAGCGAGGCGCTGCAGTTCACGGAGTCGGCCGCCGGCTTCGTTGAACGAGAACACGAACGGTGTCCGGCCGCGGCTGAGTGCGTCGATGGTGTCCTCGATCGCCTCACGTTTCGGTGCCCACCGTCCCTCCTGGCTCTGCATGTTCCAGTGTGCGCGGGTCAGCTGTTTGCTCATCGGTGTCGCTCCTAGTGTGGCGGGTTGGGGTCGGTGTCGTCGTCTGGGTAGACGGCGACGAACGCGGTCACGCCGTCGAGCGCGAGACCGGCGGCGGTGCGAGCCATGTGCTCGACCACGGTCGTGAGTTGCTGCGGGTCAGCCGTGGTGACTGACAGCGTGGCGCGGGTCGGCTCGCGCATCAGTCGGATGATGTGTCGCAGGGCAGCACGCTGACACCGGGCGGTGTCGACAGGCCGCCGTACGTCGCCGGCGGGTACGTCGGTAACTGCAGCACGCGTGACGACGCCTGCGCGAGCAGCGTGATCGCGTGTTCGGCGAGCTGCTGACCGATCAGTGCTTTGTCCTTGTCCGGCATCCCGGCGCCGGCGACCTCGACCTGCACGTCGACACCGGCCGGCTCATCCGGCGGCGCGAGTCGCGCGGTCAGCGTGATCTTGATGACGCTCATCGGGTGTGCTCCGGTTCCGGGCACTCACACGGCGCCGGAGCGTCAGCGGTTTGATCCCACGCGTGACCGTCACAGTTCGGATGTTTGCCGTTGCGGCACTCCGGGCACAGCAGCGGCTGATCCGTGGCCGTCAGACCGTCGTAGGCGCCCGCGGTGGGGTCGTAGCCGGCGGTGATCGCGTCTTCCAGCAGCGCTGAGCGGATCGACTCGTCTAGCTCGTCGTCACGTTCCGGCTCGGTCCACGGCACGAAGTTGTCGATGCCCGGTTGGCCCGGTACGGCGCCGGCCTGGATCGCGGCGGCGTAGTCGTTCCACCGTGTCGCCGGGTTCGGCAGCGGCGGACAGGCTTGTGTGATGACCTCCGGGTGCCACACGCGGCCGGTGCGCTTGTCGTGCAGCAGCAGCAGCGAGCAGAGCTTGCATGTGCCGCGCTCGGTGAGCGCGAGGTCACGGCGACTGGCGTGCACAGCGGTTGCCGGCCATGAGTCTGAGCCGTCACGCGGCGCCGCGGAGAACCGGCACGGAGCAGCCGGCGGCGCCATGCAGTCCGGGCAGCCGACACGGACGATGACGTCGTACTCGCTCAGCCCGGCACAGGCGTCGTGCGGTTCGTGCAGCTCGGTGTTGCCGCACTGCTCGATGGTCACGGCAGATCGCTCTGCGGTTCGGCCGGCTCATCGAGCTGAGCACGGAGAGCAGCGTCAGCAGCGACGGCGGCGGCGTTGAGATTCACACGCGCCGGATGCGCAGATGTGACCTGCACGGTGATGTCCACGAAGTCGAGCAGCGGCGGCGTGAGCGTGTCGTACTCGTCCTGCACCGGCCGGTCAGCGGTCGCGCGGACCGTGATGCCGGAGCGGAGCAGCCGTGGACGGTCACCGTCAACGATCTGGTCAGGTGCGGTGTGCGGGTGATGCTCAGTCATGGGCGGGCTGGATCTCCTAGTTCGGTCGGCGTTGTGGCGGCGGGGCGGTCGCACGGCCGGACGGTGGTCGGTACTGCGCGGTCGGCACAGTCTGCTGCAGCACCCAGCTGAGCGCGTTCGTCACCCACCGGTCACGCGACAACCCCTTGAGGTCGCGGCGCTCATCAATCGCTTCCTTCAACGACCGCGGGATCCGCACATTGCACTGAACGAGCGGGTCGTTGGGGTCGCGTTTCGGGGTCATCGGCGGGTCGACTGCGATCGGTGGCCGGCGGGCTGGTTCTGCCATGCACCGGATGCTAGCAACTCGCGAGCAGGAACAGAGTGTGCTAGCACGGCGCGTTGTCACTCCGGTCGGGTGAGAGCGACGCGAAGTGGGGCCTTGAACCAGCGGCGGCAGAACTC